AGTAATATTGTTTGCTTTGAAACATTTGCAAAATATCCTCTAACAAAATATACACCTTCCCCAATTGATGCTGCAGATCCAATAGAGGTTGCATTTAAACTGATAAGGGAAGCAAATGGAGTTCCTGCACTAATAGTAGTATTTCCATAAACTACATTTTCATTTGCAAATAATGCTTCTCCATCTGCAAATTGATTAAAGATAAAATCATCATTAGAATCCAGATACTTTACGTAGATTGTTGGATCCTGAATATCTCCATTATCTGGAAGAGCAACGAATTGGACAGTTGCAGTAGTTCCAGAAGATTGTCCTGTAATTTTTTTACCTATAAAGTTTTTAAGGTATAAAGATATATCAATACCAAATTCGGAGGAATTTAATTTGACAGCATAAAATTGACCATCATAAGCAATATTCCCTGGAATTACTACTGTTCCTTCTTTGAAGTTATAACTTCCAAAAGTTTCAATTTGATTTTGTAGTATTGATTGAAGTGTAGTTAATTCTCGTGCCTGAACTGGAAATCCTGGCTTAAATAAGACTTTATAAAAGTTTTTACCCGAATCAAAATCATCAAAATATGGGTTGATATTTAAGTCTGTTTTTTGTGCCATTTTTTTTAGAATTCCAGAATGATTTTAACGTCTTCTTTTTGCCTAAGATTTCTTCCAACTTCAGGTCTATTATCAATGTAAATAATATCCCCTGTCTTTTTATTTATCTCTGGATCTGCAAGTCCACCTACAAAGTTAGCACTTAAACTAATTCCATTTTCAGAACTTCCAGTAAATCCAGACGCTACCGTTGTTTGGGTAGCAGTAGTAAATACAATACTATCCGTATTATTAAATTCAATAACCTTTGAGTCTACTCCAATGGTCGTTCTATCTTCTTGATTGACGCCATTAGTTAAGAATAAAGATCTATCTTTAAAATACTTCAATACTTTAGTATCGCTGTCATATGAAGCAACCCATCCTTTTGCAATCTCTGTAGATGATTGAGTTTGGGTAACTTTTTCTCCTACTGTTGGAGTTCCTGTATATGCAGAATCCAACTTTAATGCACCTAACGATGAATAGGTCGATCCAGTAAAGTTGGTAGAGGCAAATCCGGAAGAAGTATATTCTTTTGGATTTTTAACTATTCCAACTTGAGAAAATTTTGTGTCTACTGGAAAATCTTTAGTAGAATCGTCAAATCTTGCATAAATTAGAACTCTATCGGCACCCAACTCACTATAAAGATCATATCCATGCCCTCTTGATGGAGGAATAATAGGAATCAAATTTGCAGCACTTGATATAGTTCCAGTTCTTTCCAGGTCAACAATACCAAATGTATAACCTTTTCCACCAGTTATAACATTTGTGGACGTAATTGCTCCATTACTATCTACTGATATAGAAACTCTTCCCCCAGTACCATCGCCCAAAATGTCATATGTAGATGCTGTATATCCTAATCCTGCGTTTTTAATGTAAACTTTTTTAATTTGATTATTATTTGTCTCAGAATCTCCTGCTTCCCTAACTGATTGAATTTGAGAATCTGAAGATGTTGACCAATTATTAGGAAGAACAATATATTCTGTGGAATCAAATTTAATTACATCACTCGGAGAAATAGAGAACAGATACTTCCAAGTATATCCATCAGATCCTGCAGTAAATGGTTGCAAATCTGTTGATGTTGGTTCAAATTTTGATCTATTTCCCTTCAAATTAGTTCCTGAAGAACCATTATCGATACAAATATAAACTTTAAAATCACTATTAATTACATAATAGTTTGAATCATATAATCTGCTCGTTCCAGAATTTGGAGTTAAGTTGGTGGAACTATAATCATGCCTATACATATCATAGGCAGTATTTGTAGTCCACTGGACTTTTCTCACCACCCTTCTAATATTTGTGCCTGTAACTCTTTTTCCGAAAATTCCAGTATCTCTGTAGTGTGTCAGATATTGGAAATTATCAGTCGGACTTGGTGGTCCGCTAGAAGCAGTACTCCAATCAGAAGTTCTACCAAATCCAACAGCAGATGAATTTGGTAGACCTAAGAAAACATAATATGAATTATTCTCATCTAATACAGAATCTATAAAGTTACTCGCATTCAATATTCTAAATTGTTCTGTTACGACAGCAGCCATATTAACATAGTTTTTTAGATATTTATAATAGTTTAGGAAGAGCGCCAGTAGACCTTATGCCAACATTTCTTCTCTGAATGATTGGATATGTTGAGAGACCAGATACAACGTTTCCAGTTACACCTATAGAAATTGGATTAGAGGACCTAACCAATCCAGAAGTATTGGATAATCTACCCCAAGAATATCTACCAACTGGATAATTTGTAGTTCCTGTGGTAACTATTCCAGAGACATTCGAATCAGAGTGAATGCGGCAGGTTATGATTCCCGTAGAAGTATTTAATGCTTCAACATAATAAACATTATCGATGTAGGTGGTTCCAATACCAACAACTTCACTATCTGAAGAATTGATAGAGGTAACTCCAGATCCAACTGAAGTATTGAAGATGTAGATTGGATAACCAACTTGAAGATCAGTTCCAACTAAAGAATCTAAAGTAAATTCTATGGCAAGATTTGGCGAAGTTGTAGATGCGATTCCAACAACCGATCCAGTGTCACCTTGAATAGTTGTGAATGTTTTAATAAGTTCAATAGATTGGCTAGTAGTAGTTGATATACCATTGACTATGAGAGCATCAAAAGATGTTAGATCTGGATTTTCATACTTAAATAATTCAACACTATCAACAAATACTTGTGTATCAGTTGTAGATATATCATCAATAATATATGCTGTTGGGAAAATCAACGACTCAATAGAATCTCTTGCTTTAGAAACATATTCTCCATTGATATTCTTATCAACTTTTTGCTTTGTCCAACTTAATGGTCTATAAACTTCAGATACTCCTGGACCAGGATATAGATTTGTTTCAAATTTATCCGAGAATGATAAGTCTGTAACAGTCCTTTTGTTTTGAGATAAAATATCTGGATCTCCGTTGAATTTTGAAACCTGGACAATATCACCCTTCTTTATAGTTTCATTAATATCAGTAACGATAGTAAAGTCTGCGGAAGAACCTTTATAGAAGTAAATTGAAATGTTATCTTCTGGTTTTGGTGCAGTTGTGAATATTAGAGAAGTTCCTCCGCCAAATGTGTAATTGACTCCTGGTTCTTGCAGAACACCATTTATGAAAATTAACAAACAATTTTGTAAATTAATTCTAGAATCAGGATCTTTTTCAAAACTGATAATATCTCCATTATAAATTAGTGGGAATGATGTTCTTACACCATCCTGAAGATCTGATATAGAATCAATAAAATCTAATTCTCCAAACTCCCAAGAGGCAAATTTATCAGAATAAGTCTCTAAAACTGTTAATTCAAAATCATGTATAGGATTGGATAATCTGGAATCAGTTACAATACCAACTGGTTTAAATACATCACCTCTTTGGAAAGAATATCCATTTCTAGAAATTTCAAAATTGTCTACTCCAAAGTAAGATGATCCAATCCCGACAGGACCAACACTCAAACTAATTGATAAACCAATTCCAGTCGTGGTTGTTGCTCCAACTCCAAGTCTTGAAACTCCAATAACGGAAAGATTTTCATAAGATGGAGATGATACAAATACTGATGGATTTGTATATCCAGTTCCTCCACCAACAATATTGAACGAAAGTGTTCCACCAGCACCTACAGAAGCAGTAATAGTTGCAGCTACACCAGAATGACCATCTTCATAAACGGTAACTCCAATAGAAGTTAATCCATTATAACCAGATCCAAATGAACCTCCAGATAAATTAGTTGTTATACCAGTAATAGATCCAGCAGATACTGTAGCAGTTACAGATGCTCCTACAAGGGGAGCAAATCCAAGTCCTGGAGTTGATCCAAGGGAAACAATAATTCCACCTCTTGGAGTTTCATTCTGATTTACATCAATGTCAGAGACAATGTATTCTAATGGATCAGTAGCAGGAACCGTAATTCCGGAGAATATAATGGTGCTTATTCCAACACCTTCTGTTATTTCAAAATTTCCATTAGAATTATTTGATGTGGTTGGTTGTTGGAAAATTCCATTAATCAAAACAATTCCACTACCACCAATAGTTCCAATACCTGTAGTATTTGCGCCACCAACTTTTAAGGTGAATGTTCTACCAATACCATTAAACTCATTTGATAGGTCATCATATATTTTATTTGTGGTATAATCGGATCTCAGGAAAACTCTTCCATTAAATGTAGAAGTTTCATAATCCAAATTATACTTTGTTTTGTCTATGTTTGGATTTCCTCTTGGGGCGTTTGCAAAATGTATCTCATTTTCTACAATATTAAATGAACCTCTATAAATTCCAACTTGTGTTGATGATGTATGAGCAGTTGCAGAAGTTCCAACAAATCCTCTATCAGTTTGGACTAAATTAAATGATCCATTATTAGTAATTGGTCCAGTACTTGATGTTCCTAATCCAACATTAGTAACTTTGAGATACTCATCATCTATCTTTAATATATCCGATGGATTTATCGACGATATTCCACTCAAATTAAATATAGTAGACCCTGTTCCAATAGATCCAGATAATGTATGTGAAATATTGGAGAAAATTAATGGATGCTGAATAAGATCGTCAATTACAACTATCGACTTATCATTCTTTTTAGTCATCTCAAATTGATGAGCATTTCCTCCACCAAGGTCAGTAAATGTTACTGCAGTTCCACTTCTTGTTGTTGATATTTGGAATTGGTCGTAATCACGATTAGTTACAACAGCAAAGACAGTAGATGGTAAAATGTCAGTTACTCCACTATCTACATTGCTATATGTCATTGCAGTAGTTGCGATACCAACAATGGTTGATTTTGGAGTATAGATTAGTTCTTCACCGTCTTTAAAGAAGTGATTTGGAACATTAAATGTTCCTGTAGATGCATTTAATACACTGGTGTCTTCTGGATCAATAACTTTAACAAAAATTGGTACTCCTTCAGATGTTAATGTGAAATTAGTTCTATTAATTCTATCTCCGTTGATAGAATCATAGAAACTGATACTAACAGATTCTTGAATATTTCCATATTCTAGAGATGATGGTATATTTTGAGAATCTATAATATTATAGAAACATTGGCTGAAGGCAGAAATAACTATATTATCGGAAGAATAATTGGAATCTGGATAAAACTTAAGTTCTAAGTTTGAACCCGAATTATTTCCGCCAAATGTTCCTATACCAATTGCAGTATCAAATGTTGATATGCCACTAACACTCAATAAAGGTGATTGTTGTATATAAACATCACTATTATCTTGTAACATCATGATTTGATGGATAGACTTTGTATCTCCAACACTAATTTCAACAAGAGATTTTGCAGAATTAAATAGTGTCTTATCTAATGAGACTACGGTTGCTGTTCCAATACCTGTAGTAAAGTCTGACTTGTATATGGCAGATCTTTCGGATCCTTCAGGTTGTCTATCCAACTTAAATCTATAAGTTCCAATTCCCGAAGTGGTGGTTCCAAACCCAACAACTTTTGCTCTAAAAGTATTATTATTAGAAGAAGTATTAGTATAATTTAATGACAGAATTCCGCTAGAAAGATTTGCACCAAAAGAACCTATAAAGTTATTTGAGAGTGTTGACGTTTCTCCACTATCAAAATAGTACTCTGAAAGATAAGTATTTGATCCATCTGAAGTTACATATAATTCTACAAAATTCATATCATTCGAAACATCATCAATGATTTGAACGTTGGCATATAAAGATTCAAACTCACTATTATCAAATGTTACTATATTTTTAGTGGACCCAGAAGTTGTAACTCCAGCAGAACTTACTAAATCAATGAATCCGATAGAAGTTGTGCCAATACCAGTAGAATTTGTGAAAGTATTTCTTATAAGTTTTAAATCGTAATCAGTATTATAGGCATCTTCAGGAATAAATCTTAGGTAACTGTCATTAAACTCATCCACTACGATATCCAAGTTTCCATATTGTTCATTTGGTATGTGGAATGTTGACCCAGAACCTACGTTGACAACTCCTCCCTTTTCTATAATAGAACTGTTAGATCCATCATTTAATATCACTATCTCTGTAAATTGAACTTCACTATTATTACTATTTGCAATTCTAACTAAGAAATTATCAAATGAAACTGAGGAATCTAACTTAAGTATATTTGAGTACTCACTGGGATTATCCTCAAAATATGAAAACTTGTTACTTATATCATCTATTGCTAATACATCATTTCCAATACTATTAGTATAATCAGTTAACTTTGTATTTAACAAGTTCAGATACTTTGATCTTCCATTAGAATCAATATCAGTATCTCTGGCAAAATCAAAATCATAAATTGTATCAACTCTAACATCATCTATAAAATCATGAATTACTGTCGTTCCATCAATACTAATAAGATCTGATGCATCTGTTGTAGATGTTATGCCGGTGTCGGCAAAATCTTTTAGTCCGCTAGTGTGAAGTAGTGGTTTAATAGACTTTTCTACTTCTCTATATTCTTTACTACTCTTTACAGAGTATGAAAGATTTTGATAGTAATCATTGTCTGGAGTAACCTGATTATCAGAGTTTAGTTTTCCAATTTCATCGGACCATCCTATATTTTTTGTAATAGAATAATTGACGCCAAATGTTCCAGAATTTTTTTCTATCTCACTAATTGTCGCTACAGTTCCTGATGATTTTCCTGTTACAATCTCTCCAACCGATAATTCATAAGTTCCTGAGATTTTTAGTGATGTTCCATTAGAACTAGAAACAAATAAATCTCTTTCTGTCTGATTAGAAATCAATCGTTCCCCATTACTAAATTCCAATCTTCTTTGGTTTGTCTCAAATGTTGGATAATTGTCGAAATGAATTAGTGAACCAAATCCATCTGCCGATGTCTTGGCAATACCTGTATTGGTAGTCAATCCGCTATTGGATACACTCGATAAATCAAATACTACTTTATCATAAGGTGATGCTGTGATATAACTATCAACAACAAAGAATTTATATCCATAATCTTCGGAGTTAAATCCAGATCCATTTGAACTAGTTTTTACTATACCCTCAACAAAAACTTTATCTCCTACAGCAAATGGAGGAGTAGTAAATCCTAGTGGAGGTACAGTTATAGAACAGGTGAATATTCCTGTCGAACTAGACTCAACTTTTTGAATACTTATTCCATTGGTATTGTTAATGGTAATAATATTGACAGAATCCTCTGGAAGACCTTTTGGATTGTCTATTATTTCTACGGTTTGTATTGATTCGCCATTTAAGGTGGCGCTCAGATTTCCAGAATTAATTTTATTGCCAGTATTTGAATCTACAACAATGACATCTGGTGACTGTGTATATCCACTACCACCATTTTCAACTAAGATAGAATCTATTGTATTTTGATTTATAGTAGTAATATGTGGAGATATAAAGGCGGTTGGTCTTAAAGTAGGATCAAACGAATATTCAAATTCTTCATTTATAATTCTTAATTCCTTTATACTTCCGATAGAATTTGACTTTGCCAGAAGATATGCGTCTTTTCCATTTGTAGAAGACACTGTAGCAGTTGGTAACTTCTTATATCCATATCCACCAGAAATAACTTTTACTTTATCAATTCCACCTGTTGCAGTAGTGGATGTTGTCGTGTATTTTAAGTTATCACATTCGCTTTGAGTGTATGATAATCTTTCGGGGGTACGATTGAGAACCAAGTCAAACGTTGTTGTAGCTACACCGACAATGGAATGTCTGCCGTTATATACGCTATCTACAAATGAAATTTGTGAATAATTGTTTACATCCTTATCTGCGGTGCTTATAAAACCAGATTTTTCTAAATTATAGTATAATTTTTCTGGTAAATTGGAACTATAATTTATAGTTAAAGATGCATTTGTTGAAACACCGATAGTTCCTACTTCATATACATTAAATGGTAATGTTGATCCAGTTGAAACAAATTCATCTACAAAGTTCTGATCTGAGAATATTCTAAAATTGTAACCCAAAAGGGAAGAATCTGATAAATTAAATACCAGATTATTATTTTTTGTTACTGATATTTTAGGATTAATTTGAGA